GCTTCTAGGAGACATGGATGAGGACCCCGCCGCATCACCCGACGAAGACCAGGAATCCCTAGAAGCAGTTATGAGCGAAGACAACACAACAGTAAACTCATTACAGGAGGATACAGAAGTGGATCTGTCTGATGATCTCTTAGACAAGATTCTGCAAGAACTGTCAGCCGTCGAAGATGAAGGAGCCTTTGGTGGGCCCGACGATGAAGACGACGCCGCCGAAGAGTGTGACCCTGGCCCTCCCGAGATTGAAGAAGCCACAACCGCTCCCGATGATGCAGCCGAACTTAGCGAAGAAGCCATCGCCGATATTGTTGAGAAGCTTGTCGTCGATATGGCCGCCACAAAGTCTGGCTGGCTTGGTGGTTCTAAAGAGACCGCCGTACATGAAACAGAACTTGAGTTGGCCCGTGCACAAGACACGGAGTTCCAAGAAGAGAACGAGGCCCTCAAGAAAGCAGTAGAAGAGCTGCAAGAAAAGCTCTCTAATTACGATTTTACAATTAACGAAATGAAGCGAAAGCTTGATGAAACAAATCTTACAAATGCAAGATTGTTATACGCGAACCGCATCCTAGGTAGCGCCTCCTTGAATGAGCGACAAAAAAATAAAATTGTCGAAGCTATTTCAACCGCCGGTTCAGTTAAAGAAGCAAAGGTTATATTTGAAACCCTTCAAAGCACAGTGGGCACATCGTCGGATCGCCGAGGGCCACAATCACTGCGTGAAGCCGTTACAAGACCATCTTCTATAATGTCTGTTCGAGAGAATAAGACAAAAAAAGCTGATCCAGTTTCTGAGAGAATGCAAATTCTCGCAGGTATTAGAAAATAACATAAACATAACATTCAAGGAGAAAATTAACAATGTCTATTTTAAATAAATTAACCGAAGGCATCGTCGAGCGTGATCTCTCTAAAGAGTCACACGCGCTTCTCACCAAGTGGGAACGCACAGGCCTTCTTGAAGGTATGACCAATGACCGTAGTCGCACAACCATGGCCCGTCTCTTAGAGAACCAAGCCAAGGAACTGCTTCGCGAGTCTTCCAGCATGTCCGTTGGTGACGTTGAAGGTTTTGCAGCTGTTGCATTCCCTATCGTCCGCCGCGTATTTGCGGGACTTGTTGCTAACGAGCTTGTCTCTGTTCAGCCAATGAGCCTCCCATCTGGTCTTATCTTCTTCCTCGACTTCAGGTTCAGTGATGAACTTAACGGTGTAGCAAACGGCCGCACCACCGGCCAATTCGGCCAAACCACTGATAAGTCCATTTACGGTACAGATCAGGTTGGTAGCCAGATCACAGGTGGTGTCGATCTTGTCGGTTCTGCCGGCGAAGACCTTTCCGGTCCTCGCACAAGCCTAGGCTATGCTTATGGTGCTGCTTCTGGCTCAGCCCGAATCGGTGCTGCAGCTTCAGGCGAACCAGCCCACTATCGTGCAGCTTTCAAACTCAATAGCGCAACCGAAGCACAGAAGAAGCTGATCATGTATGATCCCGATCTTCTAGCGCTTTCTGGTTCTAGTGTTGCTCACTCTGTTGCGGTTATTTCCGTAGCTAAGAGCATTCTCTCTGGTTCCTCTAACGGTTCTGTTGCTGACTTCGATAACTTTGGTGCATTCAGCCTCACCAATCTTGCTGCAGCTTCCGGCTTTTCTGCCAACGCTCATGTCGTTCGTCGTTTGACTCGTGATCAGTCCGCTACTGAGACCACTAGTGATCGTGTTCTGTTCACCATCGTAGGTACGACAGATGTCGAAGTCACGGACGGCAACTGTACTTCGGGATCCCTCGATGGTGTCGCTGGTACGGGCACAGATGTTATCAACGTACAGTTCCCCGTGAAGGACTCGATTATTGCAGGTGGAGCACTTGGTTCCGTCATCGGAGCTACCCCATGGGGGCTTGAGAACGAAGCTGCGATCCCTGAGATCGACATCCAGGTTGACAGTATTGCTGTTACCGCACAGACCAAGAAGCTCAAGGCTAAGTGGACGCCAGAGTTGGGACAGGATCTAAACGCCTATCACAACCTTGACGCCGAAGTCGAGCTTACCAGTATTCTCTCCGAGCAAATTGCTCTTGAGATTGATCGCGAGATCCTTTCTGACTTGGTTCGTGGTGCAACTGCTGCAACATACTACTGGGCTCGTTCCCCGGGTATGTTCCTCAACCGTGAAACTGGCCTTGAGGTTGGTGCTAGCTCTGCTGCCCCTGACTTCACCGGTACAGTGTCTGAGTGGTACGAGACTCTTGTCGAGACCATTAATGACGTTTCGGCTCAGATTCATCGCAAGACTCTTCGCGGTGGCGCAAACTTTGTTGTTTGCTCCCCAGAAGCTGCGAACATCCTTGAGTTCACCGCTGGCTTCCGTGCTTCCGTCACACATGACGACGAGCGTGGTTCCGTTGGTGCTGTCAAGGCTGGCTCTCTGAGCAAGAAGTGGGACGTCCATGTTGACCCCTACTTCCCTCGTAATGTGATCCTAGTTGGACGCAGAGGCGGATCTTTCCTCGAAAGTGGATATGTATACGCTCCCTATGTTCCGCTGCAGGTCACTCCTACTATCTTTGGACCAGAAGACTTCGTGCCTCGCAAGGGCGTGATGACTCGTTATGCTAAGAAGATGGTACGTCCTGATATGTACGGACTAGTCGTTATTCGCGGCATGGTTGGAGAGTCTGGAGCTACTAGCTAGTAGTTAGACACTTTACAGTCAAATAAATGCAAAGCCCCCATCGAAAGATGGGGGCTTTTGTGTATGTGGAGTCTACTTAGAGACGAATCCTATTTATAGGGTTCATTCCAAAGTTATTACGCATATTAAGATGCGGCCGTAATTTTACGGTGACACGATTACAAAAGGAGGGTTTTTAACATGGGAAGTAAAAGAATTGGTCTCGCAAGAATGGAGGCTTTGATGGAAAATTTGAAGAGAGATTTGGCAATGGGAAATGCTAATTTTTCAGGATTGAATTCAAAAATTATTGATGTTAGTTCTGCAACAAAAGCATTATCAGCATCTGATAGTGGTTCAACAGTACTGTTGAACAACGGCACTACACTGACAACGGTTACATTGCCGGCAGGCAGCGGAATCAGCGCAGGCTGGTATTGTCAGTTTGTTGTCTTGTCTGACAACACAGGCTCTTATGTCATTAAGAGAGGTACCGATGGAGAGTTGATTAAGGGAAGATTCCCAGTTATCTCTACCAGTGCCGATCAAAATGCCGTAACTGAATCGTTCGCAACAAACGATACGTTGACATTGCATGCTGACGCTGCTGACGCAACACAAGCAGGTGGCGCAGGATCTTTTGTTAACTGCTACTGGGATGGTTCGGCTTGGCAAGTTTGGGGTTCTCTAATCTCCAACCACGCTAATCCAGCAGGTGTTGCAGTCTTTAGCAATACTTAATAGACAAATAAGTTTTCATACTTTCCCCCCTTCCCATCTGGGTTGGGGGGTTTTTTTTGAAAACACCGATCCCCTAAAAATTACCGCCGCCAATTTTTTGAGATTTTTCGTTTTTGCAAAAAGATCGAAAGGTTACTATTTATAAAAGCACCCACACTAGGAGAACTTATCATGGGAAAGAAACGTAGAGCAATGGCCGCACCACAGAAGCACAAAGTACGAGCCAGAATCTTGGGGGTCAATAAAAATGCTTCGACCCCTACAAATACAACTACTACCACAACTAGTACAACAACCCTAGCAAAGCCGACAGTGCCGACAGAAACAGTCACACCTGCAGAAGCAGTCACCGCATTCCGCGATGCAAACCCTACAAACGAAGTTGAACTAGCTGAGGCCACTGAATTAACGAATGAAGCGCCCGAAGTTGCTACCGTACCAGAGCAGCCCACGATTAAGACTAAGACTCAAAGCAAGACTACTCGTGTCCCTCGCCCCACAGCCACAAAGAAGGCCACAACCAAGGCTCCCACCGTGTCAAAGGCGAAAACTAAGAATAATCGTCGGTCTACCACAAAGAAGACGGTTTCGACTGAAGCATAGTAAAACGAGCCCCTTTCCTATTTCTCATACTACTTATGCTATAGGAGGATCTATGCATGGCCCAGCCAACCCTTACACCTTCAAGTAATACAAGCGTTTCTAGGCTCCCTATTACTGGAACAGCTGCGAATGTCGCTGCAGCGCTACCTTTTGGTATATACTCGGCAAATACCGATTTCCTTTCGGGAGCAGCAGAACAAGTTGCCTACACCTACAAGAAGCTAGGTGGAGATATTTTAGATATTGAGCTGAAGGCCGACAGTGTCTACGCCAATTATGAAGAAGCGGTATTGGAGTATTCATATATAGTCAATACTCATCAAGCTAAAAACGTGCTGTCTGATATTCTCGGTGCAACAACGGGCACATTCGATCATGATGGAAGTTTAAAAACAGGCCCTGCGGGTGCAAATTTAAAGTACCCACGATTTGAATTTGCATATGCCCGACGCGTCAGTGAAGCAATCTCTACAGAAGCCGGGTCAACAGGCGGCACTCTGACAGAGTACTCAGCTAGCTTTGCTTTGGTTTCAGACCAGCAAGACTATGATCTTCAAACAATTATTAATACGCTATCAAACAACGCTTCTTCCCCATTTTATAATTTGGTAAAAGGCGACGGAGAGAACGACTACAATAAAGTCCAGATCCGCCGTGTTTATTATGTCTCTCCCCGAGCAATGTGGAGATTTTTTGGATATTATGGTGGAGTTAGTGTTGTTGGCAATATGAACACATACGGCCAGTTTGCTGACGATTCTACATTTGAAATTATTCCAACTTGGCAGAATAAAATGCAGGCAATCCAGTATGAGGACTCAATTTATACACGCACTTCGCATTATTCATATGAAATTATCAATAATAAGTTGCGACTTTACCCAGTCCCAGGCTCAGGTGATTTTGCAGCAGAAAAAATGTGGGTGACATTCACGGTCCAAAAAGATCCATTTGAAGAGTACGAAGACCGAAGGTCCGGAATTGAGGGCGTCAACAACATGAACACCGCGCCATTTGACAACATTCCATATGAAAACATCAATGCGATTGGTAAACAGTGGATCCGCC